TTTAAAGTTTGTTTTTTTCATAATTTACAATTTATTGTTTTCGTAATTATTTAATGCCCCTATATAAGCAGCAGCATCTAGTAAATTATCTTCTTTATGATTATAAGATTCTCTAGATAGTTTTAAAGCTACAAGACACATATACATATCTTCAGCAGTTAAAATTTTACCAGTACAACCAGATGCAATCATAGCCGCTCTTTCCATACCCTCATCAAATGGACCATATAAACGTTCCTTCTCTTCAGAGCGTTCATTTATTATTTCGTTTGCTTTTTTTAAAATATTCATTTTGTTCTGGATTTTAATATTGTGCAATGTAATTGTTTTTTCTGTTATAAACAAAATATAAACAAATTTATTTTTATAATAATGCTAGTATTCTTAAATCTTCTTGTATGTCTTTAATCATTTTTAAAGCGTCTTTATAGTCTTGGTTTTCCATTGCCTCAATAACTATATCTAAGTCATATACAAATCTAATCATTTGTTCTAAGTTTTAATAAGTGATAGCACTCTGCATATTTTTGACGTGCCTTACCTTTGTATTCTTGTTTAAATAATTCGTACATCTTTTTTGTGTATTGATATTTAGTATCGCAATCAGCTAAGTATTTTTCTGCAAACTTTTTACCTTTGCCTTTAAAATAGTTCACGTTGTCGGCTGTATCTCCAATTATCATTTGCTCGTAAAAGTTATATAAGGCTTCGTCCTCGCTTATATCTAAAACCTCTTTGTGTTTATAGTGATAGTTATACATCAGGCAAGGGAACTGCTTATAGTCTTTGTCAATGCTTACTATCATAACATTGTTACGCCCTAGTTCGTTTGATAACTCGTACCAATATCTAGCAACCATATCATCAGTTTCAATTCCAAAACCCCAAACGCTGTCGTATTGGTCTTTAACGTATTGGTGCATCTCATCTAACAAAGGCGGTAACTCTTGTTTTTTTCTGTTAGCTTTGTAGTCGCTTGTAATTAGCTTTCTAAAGTTTCCCTTACTACCGCTGAATGTTATTACTTTTTCAATAGGGTACATATCTTCTAGCTTATTAACTATGCTCATAAACTGCTCATCAAACTTCGCTTGTGCTTCTTCTATATCTCGATAGTATTTATTATCTTCTGGGTTCTCTCGTTTTTTATAACAAGCTGCAAAGATTAAACTATCTGCATCAACTAGTAGTATCATTCTATATCTAAATTAAAGCATTCAACTGAACAATAATAATCTCCGTTTGTTTCAGAACCACAACAAGCACATTCTGTCCTTGCATCTGGCTCATCTATATAACTATCTAACCAACTCATATATCGTATTTTTTTAATTCGTTTTCTAATTTTTCTATTTGTTCTTTAAACATTATTATCTGCTTATTTTTATCAGCTCTTAATAAATCAAATCTTCTTTTTAATACATCATTCTCAACGGTTAAACCGTTTACATATTGACCTATCTCTGTCATTCCTTGCACCATATTTTTTAAGTCTGTGTTCGCTGGTTTTTCTTTACTCCATTGCATAACTAAATTAGCTATGTGGTTAAACCATAAATTGTAAGACTGTTTTTGTAGTGGTGTCATTATATCTTAGAACCTATAATTAAACCAAAAGTAAAAATTAAAATCCCTAAAAGTAAAATACTTCCTGTTATTATAAGGTTTCTAGTTTCTTGCTCTTTACGTTCTTTTTCTAATAAGTCTTTTTTAGTATAAACCTCAACGCGGTTTTTTCTTGTTTCGATGTGTAATCCTGTTTTTGTCTTTTTCATAATGTTTGTTTTAAATTGTTATTGTTGGTGCAAATATACAACTTTATTTTAATTATAAACAAATTATTAACTATTTTTTTTATTTATTTTTTCTTTTATCTGAAAATAGCTATCCCATATACCAATTTCTAGTTCTTCATTTAAGTTAATTATTGCAGCATCTTGTTCTTTTAATAGATAACAAGGCTTTAATATTTTCTTCTTAGTCCAGAGCGTTGTATCAGGGCAATACATATCTTTTGTTTGTAAGTCTTTTAAATTATTGAGCCAGAACATATAATTACCTTTTGGGTCATTTACTAAGTACAAAGCTACTTTTCCTGTTTTAATTAATTTATCGTGTTTAAATTTCTCTAGTATTTTGGTGTCATAGTATTTATTTCTAAATTTCATTTCGATAACACATTCTTGACCCTTTGGTGTTATGCCTGTAGCGTCCCAGCTTTCATTCCCTTTTCCTGTATGTGTTAAATTCCAACCGTCAAGGTTTAAAAGTGTTACTACTGCTTTTTCCCAATTATGTATTTTTTCAATCATTAAATTTTGTTATATATGTTATCAATATCTTTTATCCACATTATTAATGTCTTTGGTTTGCAGCTGCAAGGCTCGTAATATTTATGGTTTAAATACCTAGCGTGTAACGTGCATAAAAGCCTGTATTGGTCTTTTGTTAGCTTAGTGGATACATTTGCTTTAAAGTCAATCCACGCCTCTCTATCTTCTATTCTCATAGCTCTATATTTATATCGTTCCAATCGTCACGTCTTTGGTCGCAACCGCAGTCTTTTCCTAATGCTTTGCTAATCTTTTTAACTAGCCAATGTATGCCTGTGTAATAAGTAATGTAATATACTAAATCTCCTAACTTCATACTTTATTTTTTATATTTTGTTTTGTATTTCTATAAGTATTATACAGAGATGCATAGCTAATTTTTGTATTTCTACTTAATTCAGCAACGCTAACGCCCTTAGCTACTATTTCAAAAACTTTTCTATTATACCAATGAAGATCATTTAAAATATTATCAATTTTATTACGCTGTTCAGCCCATTCAACCTCATTAATACCACTTTCTTGAATTTGTTTAAGTTCATTTATATCTTCTAAATAAATTTTCTTTTGTCTTAAACTAGCTTTGTATAAATTTGTATAAATACCTCTTAGAACTTTATAGCAATAATAGTGGTTTATTTGGTCTTTATAGTAAAGGTCTAAACCTTTTTTAACATCAGCATCAAGCTGTATATACATTTCCATAACAACGTCCTCACTCATTGAGGGGTTGCAGCCGAAACTCTTCACTATGTTATTCCAATCATTGTGCTTTTTATAAGCTAGTTCTAAAATTGGTGTCATTTATTTATTTGGTGTTAATTTTCTAGGTACAAAGTATTCCAAAGGGTCGTATATCTCGCCAACTACAAAAGGCAACCCAAACTCGTTAATGCTAAAACTAAACGTTTCAAAAGCGTAACCTCTTGAGCGTTTGCAGCTTACTGTAATCCATTCTTTATTTACTGTATTAACTTCAAGTTGAATTTGTGTTTCTGTCTTTTTTTCAAGGAACGAACCTAAATGTCCCGTTGGTTTGTCGCTTCCGTAATTACTATGAATTACTGTTACTATATGACAATCATATTTTGCCGATAATTGCATTATTTTCTGAACGCATAAATTACTTTCTTCTAAATTATTAACATCCGAAACTAAATCAGCAATTCCATCTATAATAACTAAACCGTTTTTACCTTTGTTTTGTTCCAAACAGTATTCTATAAATTGTAAACGTTCTTTATAACCTATTGTTCTAAGTGCGTAAGTATGATAACAACCAACTTCTTTGGTGTTACTCATATCTTGAACACGCTTGAAAACTCTTTGAGAGTGCCAATGTCCTTGCTCTGTATCAAGGTGCATTAAACAACGTCCGTCACGATGCCCTTTTATTTTACCGCCAAAATTATTACCACCGCTTAAATAAACCGAAGCAAGTAGTGAAACGAAAAACGTTTTTTTGCTCTTTGGGGGTGCTTGTACGAAGCTAAAATTTCCATACGTTCCAATGGGTATTGGCATTGTTATATCTCCACCTTTTGACTGTATTGTTTTTTCTCCTAAACTCAAAGCCGTTGGTGGGTATTCCATAACTGTTGCTGTGTCGATAGTGCATTCCTCTGCTATCAACTCCATTAACATATTATGTGTAGTTTCTTCTTCTGTCATTTTTTTGTATTGTTTTGTAAAGGTAATAAAAAAAGGCGGTTATTACACCGCCCTATTTAATTAAAATGGCAAATCGCTTGTTTCAGCTTCTTGCACCACTTCCTTAGCTTCTTCACGCTCGGCAAGAGTTATTTTATTATCCGTCCAAACCACCTTACCGTTGCCAATGTAAGTTCTTGGTTTTTTAGCTTCACGTTCTTCCTGTGTTTGACTAATCATAATTGATGCGTTATTTCCGTAACGTGTTTCGTCATTTACACTCATTGTAAGGTTTACGTAAACCGCTCCGTCTTTTCCAGCGATAAATTTCTCTTTTGGTAATTTGTCCACTCGTAGTGAATAGTTAATAATTGCACTCATAATTTTACTTGTTTTTAATTGTTATTATTTATTATTATTTTTAAAACTTTCGCTTTCATCTTCGCCAAATACACCTTGTTCGTAAAAGCCTGTTAATTTAAGAACTGCTCTGCTCATAGCTCGTTTCTCTGCCATTTCAGCAACGTACCAGCTATTTGTTGAGCTATCTTTGTAGCTATCGCCTTTTAAGGCACTGCCAAAGGTTTCAATAGTTGTAGCTCCTTTATGTGCTACTGCTTTAAATACTGCAAAATTCGGCTCACATCTTACCACCTCGTAATGTATTTGTATTTTAGCAACCGCCTGAATTTTATCAATTCCGCTTCTGGTGATGATTAAATAGTGTTGATGCTTGAATACATCGTCTTTCGTTAAGTGAAATTCTTGGTATAACTCTGTTAATTTTTCTTTGTTCATTTTAATTGTTTTTGATTTCTATTTGTGCTTCTAAAAATTCTACTCTTTTTTCTAACGCTTCAATTCTAGCGTTTAAGTAGTCTATTGTGTCTGTGCTTGATGCTCTTTTAACGTCCTCTATATAAGTCATAATTATATCTCTTTAAATAATTCGTAAGGACTATCTACGTTTAATAAGAACCTTAAGTCAGTAACTAAACCATAAGGCATATCTCTAACAAATTCGTAAAGTTCTAATTGGTCAACTGCATATCCAACAAGTGCTGGGTGCTTAGTGTTACCTGTTTCTAGGTTGTCTTTGTACTCTGGTTTTAATCTTTCAAATAAATTCATAATGTATTGTTTTAATTAATATTTAAGCAAATATAAAACAAATAATTCAATAAAAAAAATATAAATACATTATAAACAAAAAAACCACCCTTTTACAGGTGGCTTAATTTGGCTGGTTAGCCTATTTTAAAACAAAAACAATACACTACAAATATACATTAAGTATCTAGTTCTTTAATTAACATTTGGTATTTTTCTATTAACATTTCTAAATCTGTATTATCTAGCTTTACAGTTTTATTTGCTTCGATATGTAATTCTTCTGCTAAACCGTCATAATAAGTGTTATCTAAGTTTTTAGAAAATTTATATTGTTCGCCAAACCTGAAAACATTACAACCAGCACACTGAACCTGACAATTTTTTTCGTGCCACCTTGTAGAATAATGTTTGCGACTTTGAAAATGTCCGTTTTGTAACTTCTTC